AAGCATCTGATCGAACTCGGGTTCATACTCTTTCATCTTATTCATGAGCTGATAGTTCATGAAATTTTTTACTCGTGAGGCTTGGTCTTCTTTTTGTCTATTGATTACACCCATAATTTGAGTGTGTACTGGACCTTTAGCCGGAAGTAATTCTTTGTAAGCCTGTGCTTGAAACTGTGTTACTGCTTCACCTAAAACTGGATGTGTTACACCTGAAGCACCAGAAAAAGGTTGGGTTCTATCTTCATATTTAAATCCTAAAAGATCTAAACCTTTGACATAACCATCCTCCCATTCTTTACGGGAAGATTTGTAATTCATGTAATTTGTAAAAAGTTCTGAGCCTAGTCTACCTAAAATTTCTTCTGGTAGAATATCAGCTAGGTTATCAAAATGTGATTCTGTTCCTTCTTGATTAATTTTATTTGGCTCAAAGTTTACATCTACTGAACCATCTTCATTCTGTTGTATATCTACGCCTTCACCACCTTGTGACTCTGCAACTTTTTCTTCTGCTAGAGCGACTTCTTCTTCACTAGGCGTTGTTACGCTTGTCTCTACTACGTTTGGTAGAGCTTTGTCTATTGTTGACATTCTTTTTCTCCGAGTTCTTTACTACTATAGTCTGTTTAAAAGGAACATTCAACCCCTGAGAGCTAGGTCCTCTTTTTGGGGGTGGTCCCCCTCCTGGAATCAATTTAACCATTATTCGTTTAATAAGTTATATCCTTGTATACCTAAAGATAGACCAAGTCCAACTATACCTGCTCTTGATAATAATCTAAGTCCTGTTTTTCCTAATCCTAAACTAGCAGCTTTTCTAACTACTGAAGGCAGTCCTCTTGTAAATCTTGGTGTTGTTTCTGAAAAAGCTGGATATAAATAGTTGAGTGGATTTGTTGCAATATCTAACGGAGAGTCTCCTTCTGAAATTTGACCAGCAATATCCATAGCTGCTAATGGAGCTAAAAGTCCTGGTGATGCTGCTAACCCTAAACCACGGCCTAAAGTTCTAAATCCGGTTTTAACCACGCCTGGTCTTTTTTGTTCAACACCAAGTGCTCTTGATTTACTAGCCTTAATTGTTTTTGGTGCAGTAGCAATCGTTGATCCTGCAACAAGTGCACCTGCCAATGGCAATTGATAATCTAAAATATCTGGTCTTGGCATTTCTGTTGTTATTGGATCAGTTGCCATTTCAACCAACAAACTTTTCTGTTGATCTTCGTCAGATAAATAAGTTGATGGATCATCGTTTCTAAATTGTTTGACTAATCCTGCACCAACAGCTCCTGCAACTCCTGCTGCAGTAAATGATTTAACACCTGGTGATTTTAAAACTCCTAGCACTGCATTCTTTGCTTTTAAAAGTGGACCACTTGTTGCTTCTACATTTGCAATTTTTTTTGCTGACCCAATTGGATCTTGATCAATTGCAGCTAAACAATCTGCAGGGACTCTACCACCAGTGGCTTGTGCCATAACAAGCTGACAACTTGTAGGAGCTCCTTTCACAATATTTTTTAGTTTCTTTTTAATTGTAGGTAAAAATTTTTCTGGACTCGAAACAAACTCTGAAATAGTTGCAGTTTTTCCAGGTAGCTCAAAAGTATATCCTGCTCTTTTAGAAGCAGCCTCAATATCTAAACCTTGATCTTTTAATTGTTGTAATCTTTCTGGAGAAAAGACTTTTGTAACATCTTCAGCTGGTTTTAATCTTGCTAACTTAATGTCATACTGTCTCTCTAAATCTAAAGCTCTTTCATTTATTTTTGCAGCCTCTGTTTCAAAGAGAGCAGGATTAGCTTCTATTTTAGCTCTAACTTTAGATAACTGACTTTGATAGCCAGTAAGAACGTTTTGATTTAAATTTCCTTCCATCACATCTACAAACTGAGAAAACTCTGCTGCTTTAGATGGAGCGCTTCCACTAACACCAACGATTTCATTAATATTAAAACCAAAAGGATTTTTAGCCTTACCATCGTAAATAGGTATTTTATTTTTTTGTAATATAGTTTTAGCTTGGTCTTTTAAAGATTCAAACGTACCAGTTTTATTACCTAATTTTTCATCAATCATCTGTAAATTGACTCTATAAAACTGATCTAGATATGGATCTCCAAACTTTCTTTTAGAAATTTGTTCAAACATTTTTCTAGAAGTTGGATTATTAATTTTTATATTATTAACTTTATTTGCAAATTTTTGATCTATACCTTTAAAACTTAAATCAAATTTTTTACCCGCATATATCTGAGCAAGTCTAATAGTTGCGTTCCCTGCCTGCGAACCAGTCGTTCCTTCCGGTAGTTTTTTTAAAACCTCTGTTGCATCTGGAATAATCCCTTGTTTATAACTATCTTTGAATTTATCATGTAAGATAGAAATATTTTTAACAGTGTTTGGTCTTAAAGTGTCTGTTTGACTAAGTCTTAGATCGTAAGCTTCTTTTAATTTCTTAATTTCATTTTCAGTAGGAATTTTATAAAATTTTTGTTTCTTTGTAAAATCAAATGGTTTTAATATTTTTTTAACTACTTGGCCAAACCTAGATGTAAATTTTTTACTGTCTACTCCACTTCTACCTCGTAATGAGGACACTGAAACATTTTCACCAAACCTATTACTTAATAATTTAAGAATTTCATCTTCAGGCATCATGCCTTTAGTTTTACTCAAAAGCTTTTTATAGAAAGGATAAAGTTGATGTTTAAAATTTTGTCTTTGAACGTTAGTTAATTCTTCCCACTTCTTACCTTTGTATCTTTCTCCTGGACCTTTTGATCCTTTAGCCACAGGTAACTTACCTTCTACTAATAATTTAAAAATTCTAGCTTGATCTCTGTCTAGTCCTTTAAAATTTGGGTTATCTATTCCAGTTCGATCCATTACACCTCCAAGATCTTAGCTAGACCACCTTCTTTCATGCCAACGTCAATACCTAATTTCTGTTGAATCTTCATTATCTCATCTGGAAAGTCTCGAGGATTTTTTAGTGCTTGGTTTAATATTTTAAAGTATTCTGTTTTCTCTCTACCAACTAAACTTGGATCCATAGCAATCTCTCTGAATAATTTACTAACCATAGGTCCAGTAATTCCAAACTCTTCTGCAGCAGCAAAACCTTCACCTACTCCTCTCTCTATGGCTTCTTTTCTTTTAGCTAGTCCTAATGCTTTACCAACAAGTCTACCTTTAAAGAATGGCACACGTCCACCTTCTGCAAATTCAAAGTCTTCAATGTCAACTGTTGTCGGGTCAAACTTTTTATCAGTAATTGTTCTACCTGCTGAATCTCTGACACTAACTAATCGTTCTGCAAAGAGTTGTATATCATTTGGTGTATCTAATTTTGCAACGGCTGTTGCTACACGTGGTCCGAAATATTTTTGTACTAATAAAAACGGATCACCTAATCCTCCGCCACCACCTTCAGTCATAGCTTTAAAATCAGCTTTTGTCATTGCTGAAGATAATGTTGGTCCGCCTGGAAAGCTTGGATCTTCTAAATCTTTTATTCTATTTAAAAACTCTCTGGCGTTTGCTCTAACTACTGGTTGAGCTGCAGGTGCTACACCTGCGTTTAGATAAATCGTATCAACTACATCGTTTATAATTAAATCTTTGTTCTTTACATTTCTTAATAATTCTAATCCTTCACCTGTTGGTAAGATAGTTTCACTTGGATCAACACCCTCTGACTTTGCTAAATTTTTTATTGTTTCTTCTGCAGATGAAACCGGTGCTGCAATATCATCTGGTCCACCACGTGAACCTGGTGGTGGTAGATCAGGGTCTTGTAATGCTCGAATATCATCTTGCATGATACCTTTCATGACAGGTTTACTTGTCTTCTCACCTGCGTAAAATCTTCTAATTAATTCTGATTCTCTTAGAGATTCTAATCCTTCTTTGTTTAGTCCCCCGGTCCCTGTTCTAAGATCAGTTACGTTCATTGGCCCTGGAGTAGGCATGTAGAACTCTTTCATCGTCTGCATGTTTTTAATTAATTTATTGGCTTGAACATCGTTTAATTTACCAGCCGTTAAGAAACCCATCGCTGAGTCTAACTCTCCTACTGCTTTAGATTGTGATATTAAACCTAATGCTTCAGTATTAATATCACCATCAACCATTTCTACTGGCGATTTACCTTTACCTAAAAAATTAACATTGGTTCTGGTACCAAGGACCTTGGAAAGATTGCCACCTAAACTTTGATAAAGTTTTAATGCTATATCTGTTAATGCTTTACTAGCCATAATATTCTACACGTTTTTTTGGGACTGGTTCATCTTTTGCATCCTCCGGGTGTCGAATCAATCCACCTTGTCGTATTCTCATTAGTGCTTGTGTCATGGAGTCAACATAGTCATCGTGATCTCCATGCGGAAACGCTGCACACTCTTCCACAACTTCTTGAGCAAAATGTTCGTGCATCGGGGCCCAAACTTTGCCAGATTCAAAAAGTGGCGAAACTGAGTTTACCCTTGCATGTTTATCATTTCCTTTGCTCGGTGTAAAGTTGACAACTGGAATTCCCATACGTCTTAACTCAGCCGTCAAAGGTATCCCTGATGCCTTGGCCTCGATTAAAGTCATATCAGGCCTCCACCATAAATACTCTTGATGTGCCACTCTCCGAAGTTCGGGGAACTCGTATCTGTCTTTAAACGCCGATAATAATATAATATTATCTCCATTATCCTCTGTTTCAAAGACTCCCCACGTAGTTATAGCTGAAAAGTCAGCAGATTCTTTCTTAAGAAAAGCTGTATCGTAAGATTGAATTTTATATTTTATTTGTGGTGGATCTTTGTGTGTCCAGTCTTTCCACCATTCTCTTTTGATAATTGCACCTTCTTCCGCTGTTGGTTGCTGCATATACTGAGCATTCCAATTTGATACAGGTATTGATGCTTTTGTTTTTTCTAATTCGTCCTTAGTCCAATATTCAGGCCAAACTGGTTTACCGCTTGGTAGTATGGCAGGTAGTTCTACAACTTCCCATTGGTCAGAGTCTTCTTCTCCCTGAGCCTTGATTAGTTGGCCAGTAAGATCTTTTGTAGACCAACGTGTCATTACACAAACTATTTTACCACCTGGCTGCAAACGTTGACGTGGACCTGACGTGTACCAGTTCCAGGCTTTCTC